GAGAAGAGCCTCTATTTGAGATTCCTCTTTTTCTAAAGATTTCTCTTCTTCATTAGATTGAACCTCTTCATTTTTATTTTCTTCCATTTTATTCTCCTTGGGTGCTGTTGGAAGAACAGGTCGCCCGTCTTATTTGACTTGGGGCTATGACTAAGCAGTCATAGGTGGCCTGTCCATTGGTGCTCCTAAACCTTCAGGTGAAGGTGGAGCTTCTGCTACCGCCATTTCTGGTGGAGCAGAAACTGGTTGTTCTGTTGCTGGTGGTTGTCCACCTTGTGTCATATCTTCTACAAATTGTCGCATTGAATCTTCCGGTGCTTGACCAGGATATCTTTGCATTATTATTGAAACAGGTATTACAATTACAGGCTCTCTTGGGCCTCTATCTGCAACAGGCGATATATCTACACCTTTTTCTTGTAATGCTTGTTTTACATCTTCTGTTAAGTGCATGTCAAGAACGGCATCATCTGCCCCTCCTGCCATCGGTTGTCCTGCCGGAGCCATTGGTGCCCCTTGCATTTCTTGCCCAGTAGGAGGTTGTGCTCCCATTGGATTTCCCATCATTCCGTTTGCCATATTTTCCTCCTATTAAAAATGGTGAGTTTTACCACTTGGTTTTGATTTACTTTTTTTTGTAGGTGTTTTCATAGCAGCAGTCCCACCTCTTCCTGCAGTACTTCCAGTATACCCACCTCTTCTTTTATTTTCATAAGTTTTAGTGCTAGTCTTAGTTTTTATTGGTACACCAGAAGATGGAGTAAATCTAAACCCTTGTCCACTACTACCAGACTTATCACCACTAGTTACTTTTGTGTAAGTATCACCACTAGTATCAGTATAACTTTCTCCTTGTTTTAAATTACTTAAATTTTCAAATTCTTGTTGTTCTTGTTCTTTTTCACGAATAGTTTTTTGCATTTCTTGTTTTGCTTTTTCTTCTGCTACATCTGCATCAAATTTTGCTTTTCTTGCTTTGTCTTTTTCAATAGCATCTTCTTGTTCTTTTATTTGATATTCTAAATCTCCCCGTTTATAATTACTTATAGCATTATTTGCAACAGTTTTAAATGCTGCTAATTTATTAGCCATATAATCATCAAACTTTTGTACACTTGCTTGCTTACCATAAATAGTATTACCCCATCCCGGAACTATAACATTTGGCATAGGTAAATTATAATATTCTGCTTCAAATGCCTTTATAGTTGGTATTACAAATTTAGTTTGCATACTACCCGCATTTGGGTCTGTAGCAGATATACCACCTTGTGGATATGCATCCATTTGATTAACTATACCTTTATCTATTAATAAACTAATTATTTTTTGTTGTTTATGAAGTTGTGTATTTAATTTTGTTGGTGATACTTTTCCAAATAAATTATCAACTATAGCACTTCCTATAGAACCTCTTTCAAGATTAATAACTAAATTTCCATTTTCATCTTTTTCTACAAAACCACGTTGTTTTAAATTTTCTATTAATTCTCCCGATGACATAAGTTTGTATTCATCATCACTAGCAATAAAATTATTATCTGTAGTAGTTCTATTTGTTCCTGCTATTTGTACCGGGGGATTAGTATTATTACCACCTTTGGTTTGAAAGGTTGTTGTTTGTGGTTCAGGTACACATTGTTTTAATGTATTATCATAAATATATCCTGCAGGACAATTTGTATTTTCTTCTGTATCATCACTTTGCTCTGTAGTAGATGCAAATTTAAAATCTGGGTCTTTACTTGAAAATGAATCTGTATCTATAAAATCATTTGCTAAATTTGTAAAATTCCATGTTGCAGTAGAGGCATTATAATTTAACCCCATTGTACTTCCTTTATATTTTGTTGTCATTTAATATTTTTAACCTGTTCCCGTAGGTTTAGGAGTTCCTTGAGGGAAGCCACTCTCCCCTGGTTGCGGTACACCTCCAACTCCGATGTTGCCACCTCCAACGCCTGTAGGGTCGTTTGGATTCGCTCCTGCAGGAGCTTCTCCATCAGAGGCCATTGCTGGCTGTTCACCAGTGCTTTGATCTTGTTTATTTCCATTTGCCATTCCCATTATTTTTGCAAAGATTGCCGCTTTTTCTGGATCATTAATTAATTTTTCAGGTTCTATATCTAGTGATTTTGCAATCTCTGATAATATAGAATGCCATCTAACAAATGGAGCCAGATTTTGATTTGATGCTACTTGTAAGAAAGTCATTAATCTTTGTGATCTAACTTCTTTTTGCATCAATGATGATGTTCCTCTTGCCTTAACATGTAAATCTCCTTTTATTTCTGGAGAATCAGTATTAAACTGCATATTCCATGAAAAGAATGTTTCCCCTAAAGGTCGTAAAAGATAATCATCAATATTTTTTATAACTGTTTTAATACTAAGAGCTGCTGCTCCCATTAACATAGACATACCAGCTGCAGTTCTAGTTGTAGATTGCACACCTGTTGTTCCATGTGAATAAGATGGTATTCCTGTTGATTCATCTGCTAATTGTCTAAATTTATCAAACATCATTAAATTTTCTGTTGATGTATTAGGAAATTTAACTCCATGAATTGCTTGACCAGGCATACCACTTTGTCTTCTAAATATTTTACCAGGAAATACTTTCATATCCTGACCAGGTACTAACATAGTTTCATCTATATCAAATACTAGATTTCCTGCTAGTGCTAAATTATCAATAGCCATTCTTGCATGACCATTCATAATTGTTTGTGCATCATCCATATTTTCTGGAATACCTACTCCAAAAAATTGGTAAGGATTTATTTCATATGGACAAACTAAATAAGGTAATCTTGTAGGTGTAAATGGATTTAATACTAATCTAATAATTTGTCCGTTACATACCCAAGCATTAACTTGAACTTCATCAAGTTCATCTAAATCATTTTCATCAATTTCAAGTCCTGCCTCCATTGCAAGTTTAGAATCTAGTGTACCCCAAAATTCTAAAATTTCATATCTATTTTTATCAAACTCATCAATTGATTCTCTATCTTGTAATGATGCCTCATATCCACGAGCCTCATAACTTGCACCCATATTTAATGCATCTTTAATTGCTTCTGATCTAAAATATGGTCTGTTAATTAAATCTCTAATTTGAGAACGAGTGTATACATGTCGTTGAATAACATATTCTGCATCTTCAATTCTTATACAATCAGGATCAGGATAAAAATCCCAACATGATACTGATTCTATTCTTGGTACTAATTTTGTTTTTGGTGAATACGTATTTTCACCAGTTTGCTCATCTTTTATCCAGTTATGACTAGATTGCTCATATGTAAATGGGCCTTTGAGTATTCCTGTACCAAGTAAAACAGTTTCAAATAATGTATGTCGTAAAACAGATACAGCACTTGATTCATCTAATTGGTCATGAACTAATTTTTCCATATTAGCTGCTGCCATTTCAGCAGGACTAATTTGAGGTTCAGCTGCACCATCTTTTGACTCACCTTTTTTAAAATCAATACCCTCATATGCATCTTTTAATCCACCTAAAATACTTGTAGAACCTGGTGGTAATTCATTACCATCACCTGGGTACCCATAAGGACTTTGTGGTTCTTCGGATGTTTGATCTTGAAATTTAGATACATGAGCATATTCTGCTATATTTTCTGGAACAGGTGTAGGCTCTATTCCTACTGGAAATTTTCCACTAGAAAATAGAACTTCTATCAGTTGTCCATATGCCGCTAAAACTTTTGTTTTAGTTATCTTAACAAATACTTTTGATTTTTCACTTTCAGTAAATGCCATATCATTTCCATAGACTCCTCTATAGTTACGATATGATCTTAACCATCGTTGCTCATCAAATTTACGAGCATTTTCTGAATCAATAAATTTGCCTTTGATTAAACCGGCAAGACCTGATATTTCATGTTCTTCTTTAGCTTTACCCTTTTTATCAGATAAAGCAAGAATATCAGCTTGCTGTACTTTTGCCATTATTTTTAATTATTAAATGAACCTTGTTTAATTTTTGCTTTTGACCATGATTCTGGTTTTGCATTTGCTGCTTTTCCACCTGCATCAGAAAATTCTCCATGAGAATATTTTTTATTCATACCCCCTTGAATTTTTTCTTTTGATGGCATACCATATTCCATACCCATTTCACCTTGTTTATATTTTTTCATAATTGGTTGTGGCATTATTTCCTCCTAATAATCTTTTTCATTTGCTTTCTTCCAAAATGAAGATTGCACATGACTGTTTGGTTTACTTGGATAATCTTTAGTAGCTATCTCTGGGTCAGCTTCTCCGCCATGAGCAGATAAATTAAGATTTTTCATTTTATCCTTTTTTTTAGGATAGGGCATACCAAGGTCGCCCTGTTTATATTTTGTCAATATTGGTTGTGGCATTTAGCCCTCCTTTATTTTTTCTTTGAAATAATCCATTAATTTTGGATTATCTACAAATATTGTTGTTAAACCATTAGCTAAACCATTAACTACTGATTCTTCTACTTTCTCTTCTAAATCCATATTCCATTGATATATTATTGCATGTAAACATTCATGGATTAAAGTATTAGCATGAGAAACTCCTGTTTCTTCGGCTGTATAGCCAATAACTCCTTCTTTAGCAAAAAACTGCCCCTGTGCTTCATTAGCACTAGCTACAG